GTATAGTTAACAGCAAGATTTTGAAGACCACATTCTTTTATTTGACCAATGTATGGATGTTCTTTTGATCCATACATATACTGAATTTTGAATGTATGTGGTGCTTTTAAAAATAAATTTGACTGAGACTTCTGTGGAGACATTCCTTGCTTGAAAAATCTTATAATACGAATTATTGCCTTTGCTTCTGCACTGCTTCTTGCCGACATTTTGAAAGAAAAACTGAAAGGTCTTAGTGTTGGGCCCTGGAACAATAATTCCATGTTTGGATTAAATATTGCTCCTTGAGTTCTCGACAACAAACCACCTACTCCACTTGCTGCTTCAGCAAAACTTGCGGCCACTGCATTTTTAACGTCTTCATTTCCTTGTCCTGCAGCACCTTCTAATGCTCCCGTAGCAACATCACTTGCTCCACTTAGACCACTTTTTATTCCGGATAGTGCTATATTTGCCATTAGAAGTTGACCCGGATCCATATTATCTTGGCCCCATTGCACTCCATTTGTTTCAGAAATACCTGAAGGAACTGGTAGAACTACAGTTCCTAGAGTAGTTCTATTTTTTGTTCTTTCACTAAGACCTGCTAAATTTCCTGTTGAATATTGAGCTCCTGTATTAATTTGTCTTGGTTCATATTTTAACATTGTAAATTTTACTGTATCTTGATGCGATTGACGTAATGTTAGTGGATATACATGCACACCAAAACTATCTTTTGAATCTCTTTGACCACCACTTCCCTGAATGTCTAAACTGATTGGTTGGGTTCCCTCACTTGCTTGTGGAGGAGCAGTGTTTAATTGTTTCGTTGATAATGCTCTTTGTTGGTCTGGAGTAACATTTCCTTTTGTTGCTGCAGTTTGAATTTGTTGTTGGGTTGTATTTTTTAATGCTCCTTCTCTCAACGATTTTTGTGCATCTGCACCTAGGTATGGTGTACTGGAAAGAGGTTTATTCGCAAAAGTCCAATCGTTTGATGTTCCTGTGCTTGTTGCTGCAACAACACCAGGACTTAGTGGGGCATCATAATAAAGTAATTCATGTTTAACTGACTTGGGATCTATCTTTCCATTCGAATCTACATTATATGTTGTTCTTGTTGATGTATATAATTTAGTTCCAGATGCACCTACTTTAGTTTCTGATTTATCGCTATTTAATGTTATGGCCATCAGACAACCTCCCCAACAAAGGAACAATTGAAGTTATGTTGTCTTTTGGACTTAGACATTGACACAGAGTTTTTATTTATTTAGACGAAATTTTGCAAAAGGTATAGACAACATTTCGTCAAGCTCTTCATATTTTACTACGTGAAGTTTTCCCGCAACTTCTTCCCAAGTGTATTGTCTTCCTTCTCTCCAGTGAAAATTGATTCCTTTAAATCCCCACCTTTCTAATGAGGTACAGGCAATTAATGGGTGTTGGTCATATTCTATTTCTGGTGTTTTGGGAGTATATACAAAAGTATAGAACTTTCCTGGTTCTGGATAAAGAACTTCTTCTTTCAGAACATCCATAATGATAAGCATCAAATCTTCAGCATCAGTTGTCCCAGACTGCTCTATTCTTTTTTTTAGTTCTCTCATTCTTGGAGGAACACTTGCATATTGACCAAAACCTTCTGCCATTATTTGATACCCAATTCCTCTTCTGTGATGATTTTAAATTCTATTAGTCTATCATCACAAAATTCTTTTGCTGCCTTCCACTTAGCTTGATTGACAGCATAAGTTTTACATTCGTGCAGATATGATTTAGTCACTCTTGATTTTTTTGTTGGTGGTTTAGTTTGCTTTTTGGGTTTAACTTCTACCACGTAGGTTTTAATTTGTCCAGTGCTTTCTTTTACTTTTATAATGAAATCTGGAAAGTATCTATGAACTCTATTATCAACTGGTGATAGATATGGAATCCAGAACTCTTCACTTCCCCATTCAATTATATTTTCATTTAAGTCACAATAACTACAAAACCTTCTTTCCCAACTACTTCGACATATGATATTGTTTGGATCACCTTTATATTTGTTGGGGTATGATGGTTTATACTTACTCTTAATACTTTCTGCCATTATCTCTACTACATAATATATAAAGGTTAAAAATATTTATAGATGCCTACCCCAAGGAATCTGTCTCAAATTAAATCCGCATTATTGCATCCAGCAACTACTTCTCATTTTGAAGTCAATATTGGTCTTCCTGAGAAATTAACTTCTGGTGGATATTTGCGAGACAATGGATTAAATTTAAATCTAGTTAATGTTGATAGATTAAATTTGTTGTGTTCTGAAGCAACATTGCCTGGTTCTAATTTGGCGACTTTAGAAGTAACTAATGATTTTCATGGAGTTACTGAAAGACATGCGTATAGAAGAGTTTATGATGATCGTATTGATTTGACTTTTTATGTTGATGCTGAAAATTATCTACCAATAAAGGTATTTGAAACTTGGATGAAATTTATTGCACAAGAATCTTCTGCAACTGCACAACCTGAAAGGGGAGGTATAACTTCTAGATCTTCGGAATATTTTTATAGATTTCAATATGTTGATGAGTATAAGGCAGATGGATTATCTGTAACTAAATTTGAGAAAAGTAGTTTTGGTGGTTTTCGTGGAAAATCTGCTGGTATATTAAAGTATGATTTTATTAAGACATATCCAATTAGCATTTCTTCTATGCCAGTTGCTTATGATTCATCATCTTTGCTTAAATGCACTGTATCGATGACTTATATAAGATATATTTTAAATAAAACTATGGATTCTATAACTCCAAAAGATGATAGATCTTTGATTTCTACACCTATAGAACAATCCTCTTGGAATAGTGCTCCAGAGTATTTCCTCAATCCTCAATTTGGAGTTGATGGGCCACAAAACTCCCAAGTATCTAATGACTTTTTGAATATTGGCGATCCACGTTTGGATCAGTTTGGAGTTCAATTGCCTCAAGGAACAAGAAGAGATCTTGGGGTTTCTGGTGCAGTTATTAATGCATAAAAAAAGAGGGTCATAAAGACCCTCATTCATCTTTCCAATCGGTAGGTGGTGGTGGAATTAGTCCAAGAGTTGCTAGACCAGTAAATACATAACCAATACCAAAGACTGAACAAACTATTATGCAGTATGCAAAGAATAGTTTTTTTAGTATATTAATCATCTTTTTTTGTTCCGATTGTTCCTAGAGCACCAGTAACAGCAATTAGATTTGCCAGTAGGAACCAGTTACCTTCTGCAGCAACATTCATACGATGCCTAATTTCTTCATGCTTAGCACCTACTGCTACTGCTTTCTCCAGTGCTTCCATGTCTCGGATTCCCCATCCCCCAAAATAGACGGAAAGACCTGCACCATAAAGAAAGACCAGACTGAAAAATAAACGACGCATTGACTTGTTTTCTTACCTCTTTATTATAGGGCAAATTTTGGCCCTTGTCGTGGTCTAGTGGCCACCTCTTCATCTGTCCATCCCCTATAAATAATCCTACTGAAACATTCTATAGGACATCATGCCTTTACCGAAGATCTCTACGCCAACTTATGAACTTGAGTTGCCATCTACAGGAGAAACAATTCAATATAGACCTTTTCTAGTTAAAGAAGAAAAACTTCTTGTAATCGCTTTAGAGAGTGAAGATACGAAGCAGATTACAACAGCTATCAAAACAGTTATTAAAAACTGTATTCTTACTAAAAATGTAAAAGTTGAGTCTTTACCTACTTTTGATATTGAATATTTGTTTTTAAATATTCGTGGAAAGTCTGTTGGAGAAGAACTTGAAGTCAATATTATCTGCCCTGATGATGAAGAGACTCAAGTTCCTATCAAGATCAATCTTGATGATATTCATGTTCAAAAAAGTGAAGATCATTCAAATCGCATCAAACTTGATAGTAACATTATGATGGAGATGAAATATCCATCTCTCGATCAGTTTATTAAAAATAATTTTGATTTTGACAGTAAGAATGCAATGGACCAATCTTTTGAACTGATTGGATCTTGCATTGACAAAATTTTTACTGAGGATGAAGTTTGGTCTGCATCTGATGTAACAAAGAAAGAGATTACTGAATTTTTAGAATCTATGAACTCTTCTCAATTTAAAGATATTGAGAAGTTTTTTGAAACTATGCCAAAACTTTCTCACACTATTAAAGTTACAAATCCAAATACTGGGGTTGAAAGTGAAGTAGTTCTTGAGGGCTTAGCGTCTTTTTTCGCGTAGCGATGGTCCATATGGACCTTGAGAACTATTTCCGTCTTAACTTTTCTTTGATGCAGTATCATAAATATTCATTAACTGAGATTGAAAATTGGATACCATGGGAAAGAGATGTTTATGTTGGACTGTTACAACAACATCTTGAAGAAGAAGAGTTAAAACAAAGACAACAAATGAGCAATGCCCACTTCTAAAGACTTAACAGATTTAGACTCACAACTTAAGAAGACAGTCATCTCTGCTGAAAGTTTTAAGAGAGGGAGTTCATTTGATTTATCAAAAAATCTTGTAAGTATTCATAAGAATATATCGAGTCTTGCTGGGCATACAAGAAAACTTGCTCTTAAGTTTATTGATTTAGAAAAAGTAGTTGATAATAACTCTAGAAAGATAACAAGTCTTAAAAATATTTCAAAGACTCAAAGTGAAAGAATAAGCGGTACAAATATTGGTGCAAAATTACCTGGTAGTTCCACTTCAAAAGTAGAAGATGATATCTCTGCGATTGCAAAGTCTGTAAATTCAATCGCAGAAATAATGGCAGGTAAAAAGAAACTTGCTGATGATACTGCTGCTTATGAAAGAAAAAGGGCAGAGCAAGAAAAAAGAGGACTTGCCGAAAGTAAGTTAGAAAAGGTATTCAAAGGTATTGCCAAAACTGCAGAAAAAGTTATAGCACCCGTTAAAAGTCTTCTTGATAGAATTCTTGATTTTATAGGAACTGTCATTCTTGGAAGAATAGTCTTTAAAATCATTGAATGGATGGGTGATAAGAATAATCAAAGTAAAGTAAAATCTATCATACGTTTCTTTAAAGATTGGGGACCAACTCTCCTATCCCTTTATATTGTATTTGGAACTTCTTTTGGAAAGTTTGCTAGGGGATTAATATCTCTTGTTATAAAAAGCACAGTTAGACTTGGTGCTGCTGTTGCTGGTTTAGCAGCGCGAGCAGGTATTGGAAAAGCGGGTAGAGTTGCTAGTTTTCTTGGTGGTAGAAGAGGGAAAATTCTTGCTGCCGGAATAGAAGCAGGAGTTACTGTTGCGGGAACAATGGCTTTAAGCAATACGCTTAAAGGTGGAGAACAACCAAAAGCACAGGGTCTTGCAGGTGGTGGATATGTAGTATCAAAATTACCTTCTTTTAGTGGTGGCGGATTTAACTTTAAAGGAATGTTGGGTGGTGCTGGAATTGGTTCAGCGTTTGGTCCTCTTGGTATGCTCCTTGGAGGAACTATAGGTGGTTCAAGTGGTCTTATAAGTGGACCTGGTGGACCTAAGGATGATAAAGTTCCTGCAATGCTTTCTGATGGTGAATTTGTTATGTCTGCAGGTGCTGTTGAAAAGTATGGGGTTGATACTCTAGAAGCGATGAATGCTTCTGGGGGTGGAACTAATAAACCAAAGATTGTGAGTGGAACCACTTATGCTGCTGGTGGTGGATTAGTTGGTGGTGGTATTGGTGGATATGATGTTGACAAGTTTGCAGGAAGTTCTGGGTATTATATTGGAGAAATACTTAAGGGACTGGCACCCCAATTTGGATGGGCGAATAATTTGGCGAGACAAGCTGGTATTTCTGCTCAAAATGCAATGTCTCAGTCTGCAGGTGCTATCCAGAATGCAATATCACAATCTGCTTCTGGGACATATAGTGGATTTATGAATAAGGGAGCAGAGATGCATGGATATCTCACTCGCGGTGGAATGCAAAATGATCTAACAAGACTTGGAAATCAAGCGATATCTTCTCTACAAAGTAATTTTAATACTGTTAGAGATGTTGCTAGAAATGCTTCCGACTCTGTTGGTAAATTGGGAACAGGTAAAAAATATAAGATGATGGCAGAAAATAATGAAAGGAAAAGTCAAGAGGCTATTAGTAAATATGATGCTTGGATACAAAGTTTGCCAAAAGGATTTTTGAAAGATACGATGAATAGGGGATTGATTCCCATCCCAACGGGAAATGCTTTTGGTATGACAGCATTTACATATCTCAAAGCTATGCTGGGTCCATTAGGAAGACCACTTAAAATATTGAGCAATGAGTCTGTTGATAAAGCAAGACAAGAGATGATTGATAGAACAGCAGCGGCAAATGGTTTAAGAGTTGGTGCTGATGGAAAAATGTCTATGGAATGGAATAGAGTTTCCGGACAGGGTTCTGGTCAGTATACTGATGATCTTAAATCTTTGGGAGGTGCTAGTGGATTTGGTGGAGGAAAATTCTTTAATTCCACTTTTGGTAGATGGTCTGGAACACAAAAAGGAGATAAGATAGTTACTAATGATGTATATAATTTTAATGAACCTGTTGGTGTATATGCTAAAAAATCGATGGAGTCTATAAAGAAGGGTGATATAGGTCAGGGATTATATAATATTTTCTCGATGGCTGGAAAATTTGCTCAAGATATTGGTTGGATGAATCAAAGAGCTCTTGGATCTGAAATCGAAGTTGGTTCCGTGAAAAATATTGATCCAAAAACAGGAAAACCAAAACCCCCTCCAGCGTCAGTTTCAATGTATGGTGCTAATGACCCTAGAAGAAAACAGTCTGGCTCATATAAATCCAGATTTGCTAGGCCCAAAAATGCTGGCGTAAAACCAGTTCAACCTCCAACATCACCAAAACCAAAGGTAGTTTATGGACCACCTGTACCATCACCAACACGAAATCGTGGCGGCCAAAGATCTTCAACAAGAACTCCAAACTTTAGTGCAACTAATAATTCTAGACCAAAAATCAATATTCTAGGAATAAGAATATAAGAAAATGGCAATCTCATCCGACAAACTTTTAAACAGACCATCAGAACTCCATAGACGTTATGGTGGAAGGCTTGCTATGAAGGAAGCACAACAAAAGAGGATGATTGGTGGTGGACCTTCTAATATAGTTTTGACAAAAAAATCTACTAAAGATATTTCTTCTATTAAAGTAAATGTAATCAAGATTGAAAGTATTTTGAAGGGTACTCTTGCTTCTGAAAAGAAAGAACTTGATTCAAAAAAGAGAGCAGAGAGTGGTAAGAGAAGAGAGAAGCAAGAAGAAAAGTTGGAAACAAAACCACAAGCAGAAAAGGGACCAATCAAGATGCCAAAAATCCCAAGAATGGGATTCCTTGATTGGGTAAAGAACTTTATTGGTAATGTGATTCTTGGTTATTTTGCTGTAAGATTAATTGACTATCTTCCAAAGATAAAACCAATTATAAAGTTTCTTGGATCCGCTGTAGATTTTATT